TCCTCTGGTGATTGGAGTTGAAACAACCAAGTGAGAACGACACGTCATGGATCGGGGCACGAAAATGCTTCGGGCCAGACCATAAGCTATCGTCAATGCCAGATAGCCACGCCCAATCCGGAGCTCTCTCATCGCCCTTGGGATTCTCACAGGTTCAGGCGTTGACGCTTATCTCCGCTGAAACGGAGAGCAGCGTAAAAGGAAGAGGAGTATCCTGCTCGATCCGCCACAGCGGCTTGGTGCCATCACTGCGCCAGCCAAACGCTCGAACCTTCTTGTCACCGCTGAAAGCAGATGCCGGACAGTCCAGAATACGGTCACCAAACCGTTTGAATGGAATCTCAACAAAGCCTCGTCCGCTATCCAAGCGAAAGGAACCTGTTTTCTGAAATCGAAAAGTGAATGAAACGGGACGGATCTTGCTGCCTTGGCTACCGGCCCCAACATTTTGAAGCCCCGGTGGCAACGGTTCAATGATATGGGTATAGCCAAGACCACTTTGGATTGAATTGGCGGGCTGGTCTAGCGTTATGGTGGCGCCGTCGACCACAACGTCGGCATGAACTGCGTCATCTACAAGCACCTTGACAGTTTGGTGCTCCAGGTGATTCAAACCGCTCCAAACGGCTTTGGGCAGTTGGCTGATTCCAACGAGCCCCGAATCGACATTGAGAGTCTCGTCAAAGACCTCAATGTAAAAACCATTCTCACGTTCGACCAATACATAGGTGTCATCTCCGATTGCGGCAACCGCACGGAAGAACCCGGCTGTTTCTTGCAAGGTCCAAGCACTGACCTGTTCGGCGCGATAGATCGTTAGGGTGGCCATGCGCCCGTTAGCCATTACGACGTGGCAAAGGCGCGCAGTTTGGTCAAAGTCTATGTCGACAGGAGAATCAATCAAGTGCTGAGACAGCATCGCCAGATCACTGGCTCGATATGCTTGCTCGACGTCTGTGTATAGGAACTCTCGGAGTTGGGTACCTGTTCTGGGAACAAACAAAGTTGCACCATCGACATCTCTTGGAGGTACTGTACGTTCCACGGCTGAACCAATTCGTGTTTGCCGGTTTAACTGAATGTTAGTTGGCGTAAGAGGATCGCCAGTTACCATCCATTCGGCGCCAGACGTAAACACTTGGAGGTGCCGACCGGAGAAGACTGCCCGGATCGCATTGACTTGATCAGATAGAATGGCGAACTCGATTCCCTCGTCGTCCAGCCCTTCTCCCAGATCGAAGTTGAACAAATCCGCAGACTTGGAAAGCCATAGTCGATTCGGCAGGTCACGCGAGCCGCCGACGACCAACCGGTCTTGATGAAACGTCACGGCAACTGGCCAGCCGTGGACAGGCGAAAAGGCGGATTCCGTCCAGTCGATAGTAGGTTCAGCGCTAGTGAGTGTTTCCTTCACGATCGCCGATGCCGAAGCGTAGGGCTCCCCCCCCTGTGGAACAGCGGTGATCTGCACCTCCTTGTCTTGAAGTCGGAAACGAACACCAACGTGGGCATCATAGAACACCGCCTTGCTCGCACTGAGTGTTATCGTGCCAGAAGTTCCACTCGGATCCAAAGTTACATCATCAGCAGCAAACTTGTAGTGAGGTGCCTGAATACGCTCTTCTTTTTCGTGAAACTGCCAGTCCGCGACATGCCAATCGAACTCGCTTGCGCGATTAATCTTTTTCGGCGGCACCTCCGGGTGAACGACAAGCAAAGTATCGGCGCTCTGCGTCCAATTGATCTGTCCGAGATGCGCCGCCGTCCAAGGCGTCATAAAATCCGCAACCGAAACTCCACCCCGGTAAACATCACAATGCCGATTGGTGAAGACGAGCAGATAGGCTTGCTCTGTATTAAATTCAAAAGCCACAAGCCTTCCGGCTCCCCTTGCCGTGTCGACGTAGCGTAGGCCGGAACGACGACTAAGGCTACCGCTCGGGTGGATAAATACGTTGCGGAGCTTCGAAGCTCCGTTTTCGTAAGCTCGGAGGTCCCCACGGCCAAGTAGGTGTGGAGATAGTTCACCCGCAGAAAAACTAGTTTTTTGAGCTCGAATTCGTGCCATCAGCGGCGGACCTCTATGAGAGTGAAGTCATCAAAGTGTGGCGCCGCATCCTCCTGTGAGTCGATTAGCTTGGCGCGGCGAAATTCCTGTTCGGAAAGTTTGCGCAGAGCCTCCCAACGACTTGTACTATCGGTGAGAGGAATGCAGAACTCAGCTGCCAATCGAGCAATCAACGCCATATCGAAGAATGGAGGAAAGTCGGTCTCATTTGGGCGGTAAAGGTAAGTCAGAACAACAACCTCTGCGTTCGTATGCAAGTGGCGCTCGGAAATCCTGTATTCAAGGCCTCGGCCTCGGCCCTGTGTACCTGCCGAAAGCACGTGAACACAGTCCGGGGGCAGTTGGAACGCGTTGGCGAAATCGGCGACCGGCTTGATAGCGAGCTTCGCCAATGTTCTTTGGGCGAGAGCGAAATTCCAAGGGTGTGCAGAAATCAGTGCGTCCCGCACGCTGGGATAGAGATTTGCAGCCACCTCTGCTTCCGCGGTTCCCTCCTCAAAGGAAGCTATGCTGTTAGCCCCAATCTTTAGCAAGGCAAGAGAACAAAGATCTATCTCGCTTGAAGCCATCATCGACCTCCGTCGTTGTAATATAATTGTAAACTTTAGCGACCGTTCGGGAAAATATTTATTTTTCGGCGCAAATTTATCATCAATTTCATGGCGTTCTAAATTATAACCATGGTTATGTGTCGCACATTAAAACTATATCTGCCATCGCCATGATAGCATAGAACGTGTAGCTTTATTTCTTTTTATTAAATATTAACATATGTAGGCGCTGTAGGCGGACAGTTGTTCGCAGTAAAACAAGGCATTCGGATGTAATGTATTTGTACAAGATAAGTGTGCCGGACCAATCTCCCGCTTGATTGTTCGTTCAGCAACAAGTTACGAGAAACCTGTCTCCGCTGGCCAATGGCCAGCGGAGACATTTAGATCCGCCAACTAGCGGTTCTGTATAGGATTGCTTAGTCGGTATCAGTGGTACCAACAGGGGTCAGGTTGGCCACGTCGACGACACCACTCGCGTTTTCATTGACCAAGAAAATGCCCGCGCCGGGAGTGCCGTCGGTGTCAACGTTGGCGAGGATCATGTCGCCGACACGGACCATCTCGGCGGCGCCGCTAAAGTATCCAGCATTGTCAGCCACGGCCCCCGTGTCCGTTGTCGTGTAATGCCAAAGCGTGAAACCGTTAGCATAGGCTAACACGCTAAGGTTCTTAGGATCGTATGCCATTGGTTCTTTACTCCTTAGCTTTCGAGGCAGCGCATGGTCACAACGCCGGATCCGTCAATAAGGCAGGCGCCTTGGCTCATCATATTGTTGGTGAAGTGCGCCGCTCGGTCACCGTGCCACGTGATATCCGTCTTGACCTCCGAGCCGATGGCATGGCCGACCGCGGTCTTGTGGTACCAAAAGCAGTGTCGGACATTGCCGCTCTTGGGTAGGCCCGAATGCGGAATCCACAACGTCCCCAACCAACCTTTGGCCTGGGTTCCTTTCCAAGGCAGGTGGTCGTCGCCGACGTAATCTGCGTTGGCGAACTCGTCGATGTTGAGTAGCTCGCTCCACTGTTTCCACCCGATCACAGCGAACCGCTGACCGTCGTCAGGAACGTCTGCCTCTCCCAACATCTCGAAGGCCGTTAGAATTTTCGGCTTGGTAAGGCCGTCGGTATCGGCATCGGCGAAATTGTTCGCAGTGGCCAGTTGGGAAATGATCAACTCATCGGTTTTTCGCCCGAGAGCATAGGCTCCGGCCTTGGCGACTACCTGCTGCTCGTTGATGTTGGTTTTAAGCTCGTCAAGTTTGTCCACCCAATCGCCGGCAAAGTAATCCTGAAGGATGCACTCGACCGGTGTGTGGTCGACGTTCATTACAGGTACTTTACCGTGACGAGCCTTGGTGCTGGCTGTGCCCTTGCCGACTTTCTGGAACGTCGTGGTCGCGCCAACGACGCTATTCTTGGTGCGCACCGTATTGCGCAGCTTGGAGCCCATCTGCTGATACTGGACATGAACTTCGGCTTCGAAATTCTTGATGAACGACAGGGCGACTTGCGTCGACATGTACGTCTCTCCTATCACTATTGAGGAATGATTTTGGTCGGAGCGCCAACGGCCGGTTCTGGATTGCCCGCCGAACGCTGAAGCGCACAGAACGCGCCGGGCCGAGAGCGAACCGTGCAGCTGCTCAGGGTTGTCCGGCGCGCATACGTAAATTGTTGCCGCGCCCAGCGGGGCAACTTCCCTCAGGTAGCTTCCCGCCGGTTATCGTAGTCTTTCCAATGGATACGGGGCGCCGGTTTCCGGATACCGGCGCCCCGTGGGGGAGCCATGCGAGCGAAGCGCGCTCACCCCTTCTCGCGATAAAGATTGCGGAACCCGGTCCTCACTTTTTCGACTAGCGCGGGATCCTGATCACGCCAGTAGGCTGGATCGCGCATTAACTTTTTCAGTTCAGCCTCGGTTGGCATGCCGTCCCCGGCGGAGCCTTGATGAAGTAAACCAGGCTCATCACCTGCCATCATTCGATGGATTGCTAACACACCGTCGTAAGTCGTCGACAGCGCCTCAAAGACCGGCTTCGGCAATCTGGACTGACCCCAGGCTTCGATCTGACGAGCGGTCTCGCGCCATCTTTCCTCTCCGCCGAAGTGCCGGACGAGGTTCCCAAGCTGGGTCTCCGCCTCAAAGACCGATGCAACTTCGGCAATCATCGGCGGAAACCGTTCAGCCGCTATATCATAAACCACTTGTGCTTGTTCTTGGGTCAAGCCCGCTGCATGAAGGCGCTTATTTACTTCAACATCACTTGCTAATATTTCGTTATCAACATTAATCTTATAGTCTTCCGGAGAGCCGGGAGGGGTGTTTTCGTTAAGGCTGCCGAGCTTGCGTTCTAGCTCAATGTATGACTTAATCAGCCCATCTGTTCGAATTTGTCCCAGTTCTTCGTCCCAGAATTTTTCAGGGATGCCCGAAGGTTTTTGCGGGTTGCTAAGTTCGGAACCTTGAGCATTTGCATCCAACCTATCCTGGGGATCGCCCGCATCTACTTCGAGTAGACTCTCAGTCATTCTTGATCTCCACACCTCGGTGATTGCTGTTACTCATCGTAAACTCGAGAGTTCGTCCTTGATGGCTGCCCCGTGTTATAAGAGATGCAATGAAACTTACAAGTTGCCGCTGACCCTCTAGATGACGGAGGAGCGAATCGGGAGCATCAGGCCCAAGACTTCTCTCCAACGTTATTCTGCGCAGGTGCCGCATTACCTGATATCCGTGCTCACTACGGAAAGTGCGCACATAGGATTTTAGCAGATCCGCAGAGATGCCTGCCGTCGGTGCTCCACCCTCAACCTCGTCACCGGCCTCATCGAACCAATCCCATCCGGAATCATGACCTCGCATCGGTCAATTCCCCTTTCTGGCCATAGAGATTTTTCATTGAGGGGGAAGTACCGCCATCGACGATTGGCGTAGCGGACGCATTGGCAATGGCAGCAGCGCCTTGCGCTAAAATGTTTCCAATTTCAGACTCCAACACAACGTCGGGAGGCAATTCATGAATCAGTTCACCAGGGACCCCCAAGGAACGCCCCAACCACCGAGCAGCGGCTGCCTGATCGATGGCCATTAGTGCTTCGGGTCCCATGGTCTTTACGGTTTCAAGCCAAAGGATCGTATTCTGGACGTCTTGTTGGGCTTGATAGCGTGCCAGTGGTGTCTTGTATGTGAGCGCGACGATGCGATCATCGACCGCGAAATCTGAAATCTCTCCCCGTCGAGCGAGTATTGCCCTTGCTCGCATCACGAGAGGAGTAAGTAGCTCAGATTGGAGACGTCCATAAGTAGCGCCAAGGACCCGCGCCATCTCGGCGGAACGCTCAAGTACCTCCGTAGCGGTCATTCGGGGGCCGTTTATTTGTCCGAGTTGATCGACAAAGAGGGCTTTTCGAATGCGCCCTCGAAGTTGCTCAAGAACAAGTTCGGAAACATCAAACCGACCGGGGGCCTCAAGCGGCGTGAGTCCCGCTGAACCCACTGCTTTAGGAATGATTGTTCCCGGGGCCAATTTGATTGTCGCCGGGTTGATAACGCCGTCGTCGTCGGCTTGCCACATTCCCGTCACGGCGATCGAAGCGTTTTTCAACACCAGTTCCACCACCTTGTTGGCGGTTTTGATGTCGGGCAATGCCTTCATCACCGGCGAGCGGCCGTA